CGGTGTCGGACCTGGAGGTCGCCGTGGCGTAGAGATCGCCGGGCGGCAGATCCTCGCCTGGGGCGAAGGTCACCTCGACCGTCGTCACGGGGGAGCCGGAGTCCATGCGGACGCCCTTGTATGTCGCGCCGGACAGGTGGACCTTATCGGCCATAGTTCGCGCCCCTGACCTCGGCGGCCGCCTGGGTGGCGACCGCCCGCTCCACGCGGCCGTCCCGGGCTTCGTCCAGGAGCGACCGCTGCGGCTCGCGGACCGCCAGCCCATCGTGAACGAGCCGCTCCGCGAGTCCAGCCGTCGCCCGGATCACGACCCCGGAGCGGTAGCCCCGGTATGTCTTCACGAGGCGGATCGCTTCCAGGTGCTCGGCGGCCACGGGGTCCTCCTGAAATACAACGGCCCGGCGGAGGCATCCTTGCCCCCGCCGGGCGTCGTTGTGGGGGCGGCGGTCAGGTTCAGCTACCGGCCTCGACCAGCTTCGCCACGAACGAGGCGTCGTGGTTCGACAGGCCGAACCGCTGGAGGCCGCGGTACTTCACCGCGTCCGTCGCGAACCCGGCGTGCTCGGAGGCCGAGATCACCAGACCGTTCGACTTCACCGCGACGGCGGTCGCCATCGAGAAATCGCCGTACAGGGCCAGCGTCCCGGCCGGCAGGCCGAGGCACTTGTAGACCGGGGCGCCCATCACGGTCGGGAGGACCCGCTCGCCGACGGTCGTCGACTGGGAGACGACCGAGGACTTCATGAGGTGCTCCCAGCCGGCCGAGCTGACCACCCAGGCGGTGTTCATCGCCCGCGAGTCGATCTTGCCAACCACCGAGGCCAGGTCGGCCCCGTCGTAGGTCTCGCCGGCCTCGACCTCGTTCGCCCCGGGGACCTCGTCCACCAGGCCGTCGATTCCCTTACCGGCGTCGCCCTGGAGCCAGACCTCGTCGATCTTCTTGGCGATCGCCAGGCCGAACCGGTTGGCCGCGAGCTGGGCCAGGTTCACGACCGCGGCCGCGTCCTGGATCAGCTCGTTCGAAAAAGAGAGGATACGGCCGACCTTGTAGAGGGCGATCGTCACCTTCTCGGTCGCGGCCTCGTCCTCGGTCACGGTCTCGTGCTCGTCGAACCACTCGGCCGCGATCTCGCCGATCTTCGGGATCTCGAGCGTGTGGCTCGAGGTCGTGTAGACCTGGGCGAGCTGGAGGCCGACCGACTGGTAGCCGAGGACGTCGACGTAGCCGCGGAACAGCTCCGGGCTCACCAGCTCGGCGCCCGTGCCGTCATAGGTCGGGCTGGTCTCGCCCATCGCCCGGGCCTCGGCCATGTCGCCGCGGGCGAGGGCCCGCAGGAAACGGCCGGCCCGCTCCGCCGCCTCGGCCGTGCCGAAGCCGCGGAGGCTCTTGCCGGGCAGGACGTGGATCGCCGGGCCCTTGCGGGTCTCGGCCTTCTCGACCGTCTTCCGGCTGTCGCTGTCGCTGGTCGTCACGGCCCGCAGCGCCTCGACCTTCGCGTCGAGGGCCCGCTCCGCGGCGCACTCGTCGGCCACCTGGCCGGCGCGGGTGGACCGCTCGGCCAGCCGCTCCTCGATCTTGACGCGCTCGGCGTCGTCGGCCGGCGTCATGTTGCGGAGGGTCTCGATCTCGGTGGCGATCGTGGCGGCCTCGTCCTGGAGGCGGAGCTGCTTGGCGGAGGGCATGTCGTGATCCTTGCGAGAGGGTGTTCGGGTCCGTGAACGCCCGCACGATATGAGGGGATCGCCGACCGGCGAAGTTCTCCGCGTCCTACGGTAGGACGATTTTCAGCGCGGCGGCGTCGGGCACTTGCCGTCCGGGCAGGCCTTCGCCCGCTCGGCGACGCACCGCGGGCAGGTGCAGCGGCAGACCTGCTCGATCCGGCCGTCCGGCTTCCACGTTCCACGGACGCACGTCTGACCGCAGTCGCAGGCGACAGGCGTCGGGCCGGGGGGCGTCGGCGCCGCCTCCGTCAGCATGGAGGCCCGGGCAGCCGAGACCGCCGCGGCGGCCTTGGGGTGCTCGAGGTCGGCCGCCTGGGGGTCGGCGGCGAGCCAGGTCAGGAACGAGATCAGCCAGCGCCAGAGGCTCATAGGGTCTCCGCGTTGTCGAGGATCTCGAAGCCTTCGCGGTCCACGCGAGTCCGGACGACGCGGGTCGAGGCGTCAGGCGGCGCCGGCTCGGCGACGAGCGCGATCCAGAGGAGGCTCTTCGCCGCCTTGGCGATCCAGCGGAGGACCGGCCGGTCGGTCGGGCCAGGCGTCGGGGCGGGCCGAGAACTCGTCCACCAGCCGGCCGCGAACACGATCACCAGGAGGAGCAGGGTCGAGCGGTCGAGTTTCATGAGATCCTCTAGAGGGCGAGGCCGAGCGTCGGCGACCGGTCGGCCTTCCGGTCGTCGGGCGGGGGCGGAGAGAGCACGTCGTTCGAGAGATCACGCCAGCCGAAGCCGGCGACAGAGCCGACGGCGAAGGAGTCCCGCTGGGCGAGCATCCGCTCCACCGTGGAGCGTTCGACCCAGAACGAGCCGTCGGGCTGGTCGGCTGGAAACTTGCCCTTGTAGGTGATCCACCGCGGGCCCCAGGAGTTCAGGCAGAGCAGGGCGTCGGACGGGCTGCCGTTCTTCTTGTAGCGGACCCCGATAAAACACATCTCGTGGGCCCAGGAGCCAGACGCGGCGGCGTAGCCGTGCTGGTCGGTCGTGGACGCGAAGCCTTGCATCGACGCGACCGGGATCGGGAACCCAGCCTCGATCGCCGCAGCCGCCTCGGCCCAGGTCGTGACCATCGCGACATGGGTCGCGGGGTGCCGCTTCGCGACCGTGTCGAGCTGCCCCTTGTCGCCCTGGCCGCCGTTGCCCCAGTTGCCCCACTGCTTCGCCCGGTCGGCGGAGTAGGCCGTGAGGTCGAACCGGTCGAACTTCTGCCGGTAGATCACGCCCCAGTCGCGAACCCACCGGGCGGCGGCCGCCCCGTAGGAGCCGTCGGACCAGCCGCCGGAGCCCTCCGGCTTGCCGCGGGCCTCCACTCGCGAGCCGCCGTAGATCGACTCGGTGGCCGGGAACGCCGGCGGCTCCGCCAGCCGGCCCGTCTCCCAGTCGATCGCCTGGGCGATGTAGATCCCGTGGGCCCAGCCCCACGAGACACAGTCCCCGATCCCCTGTCGCTCCACGACCCACGGCCGGCCGTAGCGGGCCTGGTGGGCCTTGTTGGCCGCACGGTAGAGGAACGTGTCCACTCCCTTCGCCTCGCGGAGCGTCTCCGCCCCGGCCTGGCGGAACATCGGCTCGGGCAGCTCGCGTAGGAACGCGGCCACGCCCTCGGGGTCCGGCCGGTAGCCGTAGTCCTGCTCGCCGTCGAGGCCGAACCACTGGCCGGCCGGCCGGGCCCGCAGGCCGCCCACGAGGTACGCGGCGGCCACGCCCAGGAGCAGCACGAACGCGAGGAGGCGGAGGCTAGCGCGAGACATCGGCGGCCCTCGCGATCTCCCGGTAGGCCGCGACCCAGGCCGACCGCTGGGCCGGCGACATCGGGGCCCCGCTCGTGCCGGCGGTCCGGTCGAGGTACTCGCGGATCACCTCGCGGGCCCGGGGGTGTTTCTCGCCGAGGCTCACGCCCTTCCATCGGAGAGCCTTCGCGCGGGTCCGCAGCTCGTCCCAGGCGACGCCGGTCCGGATCAGCGGCTCGGCCGCCTGGCCGTCGTGCTCGAGCTCGTCGGCCAGCTCGTCGAAGTGTGCGGATACGGCCGCGGCGTCGGCTGCCGCGTCGGGCCCCACGAAACAGCCGCGGAGGTCGATCGCCGGCGACGGCCCCGGGCCGGGGGCCGGGGTCGGCGTGGTCGGCCCGGACGTGCTCCAGAGGAACGCGGCGGCCGCCAGCAGGGCGGCCCCGGCCAGGTGCTTCCGCTCGATCGTCGGGGCCCGCTCCGAGAACGACGCGATCAGGTGGCCGATCCGGTCACCGGCGAACATCCAGACGGCGGCGGCCACGAGCGCGAGCGTGATCACTTGGCGGACCTCACGAGCGGGAGGATCTGTTCGATCGCCCCGGAGGCGAGCGACAGGACGAGCGACCGGACGGCCGGGCGGATCAGGATCCAGACGGGATAGGCGACCGCCGGGACGGCCTTGTCGGCGACGGCGTCGAAGAGCGACGCCACGGCCTCCAGGACCAGGGCCTTTTTCTCCGGGCCCGACAGCGTGAGCGTGACGTCGAGCGTCTCGACGCACATCCGCAGCAGGGCCACGAGCAGCTCGCCGAACTCGACCCAGGTGATCCCGCCGGCGGCCGCGGCCTGGGCGGTGTGGACGAACGCGAGGATCTTTCGTTGAACAGCCTCGAACGGGCTGGCGGCGGCGACGGCGGCCTCGGCGATCACTTGCGCCTCCAGACGGTCTCGGCGGGGACGACCTGGCGGCGGCGTTGCCGGCAGGACTGGCACTCGACGTACTGCACCTGGGCGGGCCCGGCCCGCTTCGAGCTCTCGACGCGGCAGCGGCCGCCGCACTTGTGGCACGACCTAGCCGGCATAGATCCGCATCCTCGCGACCGCGGCAGCGGCGGCCGCCCTGGCCCCCGCGAGCGTCGAGACCTTGAGCGAGCGCGTGCCGTCCGCGGCGGCCGCCGGCGGGTCGGTGGCGACGATCCCCTCGGGGAAGTCGTCGATCCAGACGTCGACCTCGACGCCGGCGGCCTGAGCCGCGGCCCGTTTCTGCTGGCCGGCCCCGACGAGCAGCAGGCCGGCGAGCTCGACGTCGCCGAAGGCGAGCCGCAGCTCGTGGCGGTTCTCGTCGCTGTCGTCGCGGCGCGAGATGCACCAGACCCGGTTCCCGCGGGCCGTCGCGTCGGCGATGAAACTCCGCCAGAGGCCGGGGGCCGCCGTGAACGTCCGGTCATAGTCGAGGGAGATCGTCAGGCCCCGCTCCTGGCCGCCGGCCTCCGCGGCCCGGCGGGCGGCCCGCCAGGCGTCGAGGGAGCGGGGAGCGATCGAGCTTGCCGGATAGGCCGGGCTCGTGACTGCTGAGATGTCGTAGAGCCCGGAGGCCTTCGTGACGGTCCGCACGACGTTTCCCCGTTCGTCCTCCGTCCAGGTCTCGCCGCCTTCGGCGACCGTGAACGCAAAGGACGAGCCGGTGATCGTGCGATCCTCGACCATCATCACGAGGTCCCGGCCTCGCGTGGTCATCAGCGGCGTGTGCCGGTAGCCCAGGCCGCGGGCCTCCTTCGCGAGCGAGAGGCGGCCGTTCGAGGTGCGGCCCGTGATCTCGTTCGCGTCGTGGTTGAACAGGAACGGGACGTCGATCTTCGGCCGCGGGTCGTTCGGGTGCCTGGAGATCAGGTCGTCGAAGGCCTGGGCGCTGAACTTTTCGCGGAATCCGCCGAGGTCGACGGAGAGCGACTCCCACGGCGGGGAGATACCGACAAGGGCTGGCGGCTCGCCGTCCCGCCGCTCGACGGCGATCGCGTCGTGGGCGTCGGTGGTCAACAGGTAGCGGCGCTCGATCTCGTTCATGGCATGGCCTCCCCTTCGGCTGGCGTGGTCTCCGTCGCGACCTGATCGACCGGCGCCGCCTGGTCCGCGGCGACCATCGGGTCGGCGTCCGCGGCCGGCGCGTCGGTGGCGGCCGCGGCGTTCGCGAGTGTCGAGAATCCGAGCTGCATGTAGGTCTCGTTCGCGGCCGGATCCTCGAGGAGCGGCAGGTCCTCGAACTCGCGCAGCTCCTGCGGCTTCAGCGCCCCCATGTTGAACAGGGCCTGGTAGAGCTGGACGCGGCTCGCGGTGTCGGCCCGGAGGATCCCGCGGTTGTCCAGCTTGGCGTAGACGTCCTCGCCGTAGACCGGCTGGAGGAGCATGTCGAGCGGGCCCTCCATCCGGCGGGCCCACGGCAGGAGGCACCAGATCTGCGCCGACAGGTGCTCCTGTTCGACGTTCGACCAGCGGGCCATCTTGTGGTCGCCGACGAGCGTCGACGGCACGCCCCAGGCCCGGGCGACGTCGGGGAGGATCGAGTCCCGCAGCTCCTGGTACTGGTTCGCCTCCATCGAGTTCGACTCGATCGGCTTGAGCTGGGTTTTCTTCGGCAGCACCGCGACGCTCCCGCGGTTCTTCGGCCCGCCGTAGATCTCGCGGAGCTGGGCGCGGAGGGCGGCCATCGCCTCGTCCGGGATCTTCTCCTGGAGCTCCATCACCATGTCCGGCCGGGCGCTGTTCGCCCAGAACGACTGAGCCG